CGCACTCTCTGAATGCGCCGTGCGACTGGATCTGGCCGCTCGGTGGGCATGGCACCTCGGGGTTGGGCGCGACGCTAATCGCAGTGGCCCTTGGATATCCCAAGATCGTCATTTGCGGGATGCCGCTGGATGACGGCCCGCATAACGGCCAACCGCACTGGCGGAAGACCTCCTTCGCTTCGACCGAAGCGGCTGGAGGGCAGAGGACCGACCGGAATTCATATTGGTGGAAGGCGAAGTCACTGGCCTTTGATGGGAAGGTCAGGAGCATGTCGGGGCGAACGAAGAACTGGCTGGGGGACGCGATCGAATGGGCATAGATCCCGGTGCCTTTGTCCACCCAAAGGCTCATGTGGAAGATTCCGATGTCGGGCCGCGAACGAGAATTTGGCAGTTCGCGAGCGTCATCCGCGGGACCATCCTGGGGGCTGATTGCAATGTCGCATCCTGTGCTTTGCTTGACGGAGCGCGATTTGGCGATGGTTGTATCGTCGGCCAAGGAGTTGCAATTGGTCCAGGATTCGTCATCGGAGACAACGTGTTCATTGGGCCGAACGTCACGTTCTGCAATGACAGATGGCCTTCAACGGACAAGGACGGCTTCGACGCTGAAAAGCTCCGAAACGGATTCGTGACGATCAGGGTAGGTAACACGGCGAGCATCGGCGCAAATTCCGCGATCCTGCCTGGTGTTGAGATCGGTACGGGCGCGATCGTTGCGGCCGGCGCGATTGTCAATCGCAGCGTTCCGAGCTGGCATCTGTTCACGCGTAAAGGAACCATTCACCCGATCGGGTCTGACCGCGATTATACGCGGATGTTGCGGGCCGGTCAGTGCTGACGGTAGCTACCCTCCTTTGGGAGCCGAATAAACATTCCTACCACTTCTCGCGCATGTACGACGAGAGTTGGGTTATCAAGCTCTACAACGGGTTCAAGCGGAATCTGAACGTCGAGTGGCGTTTCGTCCTGTTCACCGATAGGTTGCGCGAGGGTCTGCCTGGTGAAATCTCGCAAGAGATGATCAGGGCGGAGATCCCGGACTACGGAACTTGCATCGAGCCATTCCGCTACGGCGTTCCGATGATCCTTTGCGGTCTGGATACCGTCATCGTTGGCAATTGCGATCATCTGGCGAGCTATTGCCTGACGCATACGAAGCTGGCGCTGCCGAGAGACCCGTTCGACAAGACAAGATCGTGTAACGGCGTGTGCCTCATTCCTTCGGGGCAGCAGCACATTTACCGCAACTGGCCCAAGGGCGAGAACGACATGGTTTGGCTCCGCAAGCAGGAGCATGATTATATCGACGATCTCTTTCCCGGTCAGGTTGTATCATACAAAGGCCATGTGAAGAAGAACGGTCTCGATAATGCGAGAATCGTTTATTTCCACGGCAACGAGAAGCCACATGAACTGGACGTTGAATGGATAGCTCAGCACTGGCGCTGAACGATCCGAAACTGCTGGATCTGACGAAGCTTTTTCTCCAGTCGGTCAAGCTCAACAAGATCGCGACCTATCGTCCGTATCACTGGCAGGCAGAATTCCATGAAGCGGGCTCGCTCAACGCCGAGCGAATGCTAATGGCCGCGAACCGCGTCGGCAAGACGGCGAGTGCTGCGGCGGAAGTTTCCTATCACCTGACCGGGGATTACCCGGAATGGTGGGTAGGACGGAAGTTTGAGCAGCCTGTTTTGGCATGGACCGGATCACCCACGAACGAAACGTCGAAAGACATCGTTCAAACAGAACTGATCGGGGATCTCGGAGAGAGCATGGGCACCGGATGGGTGCCGCGCGGGAAACTGGTTGGAAAACCAACGACGCGACAGGCCGGCGTCAAGAACGTCGTTGATAGCTTTAAGGTGCGCCACAAGTCGGGCGGCGTCTCGACCTGCGTTCTCAAAACCTATGAGCAGGGTTGGCAGAAGTGGCAGGGCACCGCGCCTCATGTGGTGTGGCTCGATGAGGAGCCGGACGATTACAAGATTTTCTCGGAAGCGCAAACGCGCATCCTGACCAGCAAGGGCATCGTCCTTGTTACGTTTACGCCTCTGTCAGGTGTAACCGAACTGGTTGACCACTTCATGAAGGGTGGTGACGGGATTTATCTGCGCGGCGCCACATGGGATGACGCGCCGCATTTGTCAAAGAACGACAAGGACCGCCTGGCGGCATCCTATCGCGATCATGAACGGGAGGCGCGCACCAAGGGCGTCCCGATGATGGGCGAGGGTGCTGTCTTTCCGGTCTCGGATGAAAAGATCAAGGTCGATCCGATCCAGGTGCCCGGACATTGGGCCAGGATCAAGGGTTGTGACTTCGGCATCGATCATCCCGCGGCCGGCGTTGAGATCGCCTGGGACCGCGACCAGGACGTGATCTACGTTATCGATTGCTACCGGAAGAAAGACGAGTTCGCGGCCTATCACGCCGCGTGGTTCAACAAGTCTAACAAGTTCATTCCGGTTGCGTGGCCGCATGACGGCATGAACCGTGAAAAGCAGGGCGGCAAGACGCTGGCGCAGCACTATCGCGACCACGGCGTCAATATGTTGTCCAAGTCCGCAAGATACCCGAAGGCTCCGGGAGAGGAAACCGACAAGGGCGGTCCTCAACCTGTCGAGCCGATCGTGGATGAAGTGCTTGAGCGCATGGCGCTCGGCAAATTCAAGGTGTTCTCAACGCTGTCCGAGTGGTTCGAGGAAAAGCGGTCTTATCACCGCAAGGACGGCAAGATCGTTGACCGCAGAGACGATATTCTGAAGGCGACGTTCTACGCGGTGATGATGAAGCGTTACGCGGTTGCACCGGATTCGTTCGTCGGCAGGCGCCACGGAATGCCGGCGCGACCCATTGCGAGCATGAGGCTATGAAGATCACGAAAGACAAGATGGAGGAGATTTTCCGCCGTGTCGGTGTTCTTCCCGAGCACCGGGAGAAGCACGGCGATCTCGACATCTATGTCGCTGACGGATTTGTCTCGCCGCAGAACTTTTGGAAGTTTCAGTGGAAGTTCGGGAATTTCCTCAATGACGGAGAATTCCCGCTTGGGGCTTATGTCACGGCCTGGTTCATCGGCAAGGACGAAGAGATCGTGCAGGCGTGCCCGTTCGCGTGCGAGCCGTTCCACGATACCGGATTGAGCATTGAAGCGAAGAAGCTTGCTCGCATCAACACCGCCATGAAGGGCGCAAAGGACTATCTTGGGAAAGTCTCATTGAATGGCTGACATCAGCGAGATCAACACCCAGGAAGGCACAGTCAAGGCTTCGCGTCGCTTTGACGATCGCGACTGGAATTACATTGCGGACTTCGTGATCCAGGAGTGGGAAAAGCGCAAGAGCGATGAGAAGCGCCGCGAGCGGGAACGGCAATGGGCCGAGATCGATCGCCAGATTGCTATGAAGCCTGATGTAGCGTTCAAGAAGCTTCCGAACGGAGAGATCGACTCCAAGAAAGCCTGGATGGCCGAAATGGAGTTGCCGCTTCAGGCGCAGGCGCTTGAGGTGCTGACGGCTGACGCAAGGCGGTTGATGTTCCCGGATTCGGGGCCATGGTTTCGCGGCCATGCCGAGATGACGGATCAATATCTGTCCAAGGTCAACTTCAAGGGCCTTGTTCACGGCGACGAAAACCAAGTCCCGTCCGAGATCAACCAGGACAACGCCGATAAGCTGGCGGAAGGCTTCCTTCTGCATCTGTTCAGGCAATACGACCACGTTTCGCGCTTCGACAAGATCAACGCGGAGTCGTTCAAGTACGGAATGGGCGTCGGCCGGGCGCGGTTGGAAAAGAAGAACGTCTATATCAACGAGGCGAGGGGCGTCCGCAAGGAAACCCAGAAGCTCCCTGTCATCGTCCCGGTCTCGATCAAGAGCCTCTACCTGGACGATCCGAAGCCGTCGATGCACTCGGCGCAGGTGCTTGGGCCGGCCCATATCGCGCATGAATACATGCGTTATGAGAACATGGTTCTCGCCGCGAACAAGGGATCGACCGACCCCAAGAGCGGAGACGGCGGCTGGATGCCGAAGCAGCTCAAGAAGATCGTTGCTGACGACAAGGGCTACGTCCAGATCATTGAGATGGAAGGGGACATTATCGTCCCCCGCAAGACTGTTCGCAGCGTCGTCATTCCTGGTGCCGTCATCACGGTTTGCGTCGGTGGCAAGGATGCTGGCGGCTCAGCTAGTCGAGCTGTGGTCCGTTTCCGCTTCCGCAAATACCCGTTCTCAAGCTATTTGCTCTTTCCCTATCACTACGAAGGCGCTGACGATCCATATCCGACCTCGCCGTTGATGAAGGGGCGCCCGGTACAGATCGCGGCGACCGATGCGCTTAATCGCGTGATGGACTCGGCGGCGCTGAAGAACAGCCCCCCCATTGGGTATGATAGCAACAACCAGTTGTTTGCCCAGCAGGGCGGGCCAGAGATTTACCCAAATGCGCAGTGGGGCACGCCGGATCCGGTGAAGGTCTACGAGGAGATCGGCGGCGATCCGACCGCGCTTGCGTCAATCCTCGCACAGCATATCAATCTCTACGCAGAACTAACGGGCGTTCTACCGTCTCGTCTTGGTGCGCAGACCGTCAGTCATACTACTGCATATTCCAAGCAGGCCGAACTTCAGCGCGGCGCAACCCGAACCGTCGATTACGTCAATCAATGCGGTAAGGGCGCCATCACGCAATGGCTCGACATGGCCTACCACATGGGCCGCGATGCCTTGGGTGCAAACCAGGAGGTATCGTTTTTCATCGACGCCTATGGCGGCTTTGTCAACGTGGTGCGCGACTATCTCCCTGAGCAGGTTTCCTGGGAGTGGTTCGGCTCGGGCGGCCCGCAGGAAGAACAAGCCAAGATGGCGAACAAGCTTCAGGCGTTGCAACTCGGCCTGAAGATGGACCAATTGAACATGCAGTTGCTTGGCAAGCCGCCGGTTATCGATATCGCGGCTGCGATCAGAGAGACCCTGAGAGAGGGCGGATGGAGCGATCTTGAGGCTATCACCAACGCTGCAATCCCTGCTGCTGGACCTGCGGCAGCACCCGGCATTCCCGGAGCTCTTGCGAGCAATCCCGGCGCCGCAGTTGCTTCGATACAGAACCTCTCAGTCGGCGGAAGTTGAGAAAGCCCGCTCGAATTGGATTTTCCTATCTGGCCAGGCGGAGCAGCACGACAAGTGGCTGACCCTATTGACCGGAAAGGCCCCTGAACCTTCGCAACAGCAGGAGAATGTATGAGCGAAGACACTACGCAAGCCGTGGTTGATGAGACCAAAGTATCGGCAACGCCGGATACGACGGTTGATAGCGCGCGGAATGACGGCACTGATCTTGATACCTTGCTGGCTCAATTCGACCAGCAGACCACCAAGGCGGAGCCCGTCGCACAAACCACCCAACCCGTTACCCAGCAGACGACACAACCCCAGCAAGATCCCATTGTTGCGCGGCTGGTCAATCGCATCGAACGCCAGGACATCAGCAATCTCGTCAAGCAGGTCAAGGGAGACCTCGACGAAGATGAAGATCTGGTTGAGGCGTGGATTGACGCACGCGCACGCAAAGACCCCCGCTTGCAGCGCGCCTGGCTCGAACGCGAGGCCAACCCGCAAGCATTTCAGGAGGTCGCAAAGGGTCTTGGGCGTGAATTCGCCAAGAGGACTGCAAAGCGGCCGGACCCAAATCTGACCGAAGACCAGGAAGCCGTCGCTGCTGCCGTGCGGGGATCTTCAACCAAGGCTCCCGAGGACAAACCGCCGAGTTTCGGCGGAATGTCGAATGCCGAGTATCGACAACACGTCCGTGCAACATACGGATACGATCCCGGCGTTTAATCGCGGAGCCATGACGAACAAGGAATAACGTCATGGCTGCAACTATCTCTGATACCTCTACCCATCTCACGAAGCCGGTAAATGCCGTCTTCCAGCAGACCTTCCTGCGGCGCGCTCAGCAGGTTTGCCCGTACTTTACGGGCACCCAGCCTGGTACGCTGACCAAGCAATCCGGCACCTCCACCATCAAGTGGCGCCGGGTTGAGCAGGAAACCCCGTCCACCACGGCTCTGACCGAGTTGACGGGCGCTGCAACCTTCATGATGGGCCGCAACTCCGACACT